TATCAAAAACTAAACATAAGGAGAAATAACATGGACATCATGAAAAAATATAAGCAAGGTGATTTAGACGAAGTTCCTAGTGCAAAAACTGGTAACGATCCTATGAACCTTCCTGCTGATGAAGTAGGTGGAGAAAATGTTGATGCACCAAAAGTGAAAACTAATACGGTTGACGGCAAGATTTTTTCACTAGCTGATGAAAGAGATTACTAAGGTATTTAAATGGCTGATGTAAACAACCCAGATGATACAGTTCTGGGACTAGGAGAGCCAGAAGAAAAAGAAGATAGTTATGAAGATTTTTCAAGTCTTCAAGGATTAGTTAAAGAAAGATTTTTTAGGGCAGAAGACGCTAGACTTTTTGATGAAAGTCGTTGGCTAAGAGCATATAGAAACTATAGAGGTTTGTATGGTTCTGATATGTCTTTTACTGAAAAAGAGAAATCAAGAGTCTTTGTTAAAATAACTAAAACTAAAGTTCTAGCTGCTTTTGGACAACTGATAGAAGTTTTATTTTCAACAGGAAAATTTCCTATTGGAATAGAACCTACAACTGTACCTGATGGTATTGCAGAATATGCAAGAACTAAACAAGATAATGAACCTGAAGAAGAAGAAGATAACGTAGTAGATCTATATGGATTTCCAGGAGATGGAAAAGAAATGGCTCCTGGTACAACAACGAGTGATCTATTAAGAGGTTTATCAAAAGAATATGAAGGTTTAGATTTTGTTGAAGGGCCTTCTCCACAGTCTCCTCAGATAGAGCAGATAGAGCCAGCAAGAGAAGCTGCAGAAAATTTACAAAAGCTAATACATGATCAGCTAGAAGAAACTTCTGCAATTACTATGCTACGGCATGTATTGTTTGAAATGGTTTTACTTGGTACTGGAGTTCTTAAAGGTCCATTTACACATGATAAAACTTTACATAGATGGGATAAAGACGAAGAAAGCGGAGAGTCTATGTATAACCCATCAGTCAAGTCTGTACCAAAACTAGAAGCTGTAAGTCTTTGGGATTTTTATCCAGACCCTGATGCTACAAGCATAGAAGATTGTGATTATGTAATTCAAAGACATTCTTTAAATAGAGCACAATTAAGAGATTTAAAAAACAGACCATACTTTAGAAAAGAAGCTATAAGAGAATGTTTAAGAATGGGTGCAAACTATGAAGTTAGAGGTTTTGAAACTGCGCTGCTTGATAGAGAAAATGTTGACGATCTTAAAAAACAAAGGTATGAGATATACGAATACTGGGGAACAATGGATACAGCCCTTGCAGAACAAGCAGGTTTAGAACTTGATGAAGACTTTGAAGAGTTAGATGAAGTTCAAATAAATGCATGGATATGTAACGGACATGTTTTACGATTAGTACTAAATCCATTTACTCCTGAAAGAATACCATTTCATGTATGCCCGTATGAAATAAATCCATATCAATTTTTTGGTGTAGGTATACCAGAAAATATGGAAGATGCGCAGATGGTAATGAATGGTCATGCAAGAATGGCTATTGATAATTTAGCATTAGCAGGTAACTTAGTATTTGATATAGACGAAACACAATTAGTACCAGGACAAGACATGTCAATACATCCTGGTAAAATATTTAGAAGACAGTCTGGTGTAACAGGAACTGCAATTAATGGATTAAAGTTTCCTAATACAGCACCAGAAAATTTAATGATGTTTGATAAGTTTAGACAACTTGCAGATGAATCAACAGGTATACCATCGTATTCACATGGTGCAACTGGCGTTCAATCAACAACAAGAACAGCTGCAGGTATGTCAATGCTTATGGGAGCAGCTGCATTAAGTATTAAAACAGTAGTAAAAAATATAGATGACTATTTACTGAAACCCCTTGGTGATACTTTATTCGCATGGAATATGCAATTTAATTCTGATGTAGAACCAATTAAAGGTGATCTAGAAGTTAAAGCAAGAGGTACATCATCTCTGATGCAAAAAGAAGTTAGATCACAAAGATTAATGACATTTATGCAAACAGCAAATAATCCTAATATTGCACCGTTTGTAAGATGGCATTCTATATTAAAAGAAATTGCAAAGTCATTAGATATTGATCCTGATCAATTAATTAATGATCCTGAACATGCACAACTATTTGCTAAAATAATGGGGATGACAAATGGAAATCAACAAACTCAAGCTACTAATCAACAACAAGAAAATATGGGAGGTGCTCAAGGAATACCTCCAGGTGCAAATCCAGCAGACGCAACGGGAGTTGGAGGTGGCAACATCGGAGCAGGAGCTGTTCCGCAGCCAGGGGAAGATCAGTTCTCTACGCCACCTGTTGCACCTAGAACAGCAACTGGACAAGAAAGATAGTAAAAGTAGGAGATTTTTTTAAATGGCTTTATATGATACACCACCTTCGATAGACCCTAGAACAGGTAGGTTACCTACATATAAACAAGTGTTAAAACAAGATCCAACTACTGGAGTATATACAATAAAATATGAGTATACTCCAATAGTGTCTGCTTCTACTGATGGGGTAGATCTACAAAAAATGTTAACTACTCCTATAACAGAACTAGATGTTGATCCTGTAACATCAGATGATAAAGATGATGATACAGGTGAAGATACAACTACAGCTACTCAAATGACTACTACTGGTAGTGGAGGAGGGCCAAGAGGAAATGACCCAAGAGGTGAAGGTCCATTTGTAGGAGGAGCAGCAGGGGGATTTAATGCAGATAATGCTGTAGACCCTAATAGTTTAGAAGGACTAATGTCATCTGCCTATCCAGGAACAGGTGCTAAAGTTGCAAATTTTGTTTTCGGAAGAGTATTGTCTGGTGTAAATCCACTTTTAGGTGCTGGTTTAGGATTTTTAAATCAAGCTAACCAAGAAAAAGCAGAACAAAAAATTAAAGATCAAATTGAAGATGGAACTATCGCTAAAGGATTAAGCACTAGTCAAATAGAAGCATTGGCAGAAGATAAAAATATTCCAGGATATTTATCTGATGCCTTTTCTAATATACTAGATAGTAGTGGTATGATACCTACTAGAAGACCTACACAACCTGGTGCTACTACACCGCAAGATGTAGGTGCATTATCTACTGATTTATTTAGTGGCAGTATAACTGAAAGAAGAGAAGGCGAAGAGGCAGAGGCAGCAGAAAAAGCAGCAGAGGCAGCAAAAGAAAAAGCAGCATTAGATGAACTTGAAAGAAGACAAGCAGTAGAAAGGCAATTAAAGCAAGAACAGGAAAGAAAACAAGAAGAAGAAGTTTCCAATACTTTATCTTTAGACGCACAAAAAACATATAACAATTTAAGAGACAAAGGGTTTAGCCACAGAGAGTCTATAGATAGGGCTGAAAATACTGATAAAGTAAAAAATATGGGATCTGTTGGTACAGGCTATGATTCAAAGACAGGAACTTATAGTGGAACTGTAAAAGATAAAAATGGAAGTGATGTAAAGACTAAAGATGATAGAAGTCAAGATGATAAAGATAGAACACAAAGAACAGGTAGTGGATTTAAATCAGATAAAGAAAAAGATACATCAACTGGAAAATTTAGCGGTGGCGGTGGCAGCGATAGTAAAGGCGATAAAAATACAGGTAGTAAAGATAAATCTAAAGATACAGATAAAAGCGGAGGCATTGGAGACTCACAAAAAAAATCAGGTGGTGGCACTGGCGGTGGCGGAGGTAGAGTAATCTGCACAGAACTATATCGTCAAGGATTAATGCCTAAAGAAGATTGGAGACTAGATCTTTGGTATACACAAAATTATTTAAGTAGAAGGCATATTATAGGTTATTGGTATTATGCAATACCTATGGTTAAAATTATGAGAAAAAATAAAGTAGCCACTAATGTCTGGAAACATATAGCTATTAATAGAACAAAAGATATTAAATGGAGACTTAATAAAGGTAAGTTTAATTTATTAGGTAGAGTTTACAGTATAGCACTTGAAACAACTGCAAATATATTAGGATATTTTGTAGAAGAAAAAGATTATAACATTTTATATAAAGGAGAAAAATAATGGCAATGATCCCACCAAATGCGGGAATGATGGCTAGACCAGGAGTAAATCCCGAACAAATGGATATGCCAGCACCACAAGAGATGAATATTGATATGCAGCAGTTTCAGAATGCTGTTTCTAATTTATCTCCAGAATCAATGCAAACACTAGATCAACACTTAACGCCAAAAGTAAAAGAAGCAATAGCTGAACTATTTGGAACAGATGTTGCAGCGTCTTTACAAGACATAGGCCCAGATGAGCCTACTATAAATATTCCAGTTTCTGTAGTTGCAAGTGCATATCCTGCAGAAACTATTGAAGATTCTATCACAATGATGGGACAAGATTTTGCTTCAAAAGGACAACAAGAGATTCCTAGTTCACCACAAGGTGGATTAGGCGGAGCACCACAAGGTGCACCACAAACTAACGTGCCACCTGGACCTATGCCAACAGGCATGGTCTAGCACACGAGGGCTACCCTTCCCATAAGGCACCCAACTCAACTAGGAGGACAATATGGTTGAAGAAACACAAGAGGCTTTAGAAGAATCTATAGAAGAACAAATAGAAGAAACTGAAGTTGAACAGGATCAAGTAGAGGAAATACTTGAGCCTACACCTTATCAAAATAAGTACAGAAGAGATCTCGATGATAAGGATACTGGTACAGCTACCGAACAACAGGACACCCAAGAAGAGGCTACTCCTGAAGAACGCCCTGTAACAGCCGAGGAAAAGGCTTTTAAGAAACGTTATGATGATCTTAAACGCCATTACGACAAAACTTTAAGCAGTCATAAGAACGAAGTTACAAAGTTAAAAACTCAGATAGAGCAGAGTACTAATAAAATGCTTCCACCTAAAGATCCTAATGAACTTGAAGAGTGGAGACAAAAGTATCCTGAAGTATACGATGTTATACAATCAGTTGCTTTGAACCAAGCGGATGAACGTGCTAAAAAACTTGAAGAGAAATTTCAATTTTTGCAAGGACAGCAAGTACAAATTGCTAAAGAAAAAGCAGAAGTTGAACTTTTAAAACGACATCCTGATTTTGCAGAAATTCGTGCCACAGATAATTTTCATGACTGGGCATCGAAACAAGACGCAACAATTCAAGGATGGTTATATGATAACCCAGATAATGCAGACTTAGCTGCAAGGGCTATTGATCTTTATAAGATGGATGCAGGTATTGCTAAAACAAAATCTAAATCTGAATCTAAAAAGAAAGATGCCGCTAAAGCAGTAACTGCTACTAAAAAGGGAAATCAAATAAACGTAGCTGAAAAGAAAATTTGGACTACTAGTGAAATTTCAAGGTTAAAACCTGCGGAGTTTGATAAGTATGAAAAAGAAATTATGCAAGCAAGAAGAGAAGGTCGTATAAAAAATCAACTTTAACTTAACGCTATAAAGGAGAATAATTATGGCAGTATCAAGAGCAGCAGGTTACGCTAACCTGCCTAATGATAACTTCATACCTGAAATATATAGCCAGAAGGTTCAAAAGTTTTTCCGTACGGCTTCGGTTGTTGAAGATATTACAAACACCGACTATGCTGGAGAAATTGAAAATTTTGGTGACGCGGTAAGAATTATCAAAGAACCCGTGGTTACTGTAGCTAGTTACACTCGTGGCTCCGTTATCAATACACAAGAACTTGAAGACGATCAAATTACTTTG